CCCGCGCCGTTGCCGAACTGACTCGAGCATCCGAGGTTCGGCCGTCATCTCCTTCGCCACGCGCGCCGTCATCCAGCACTGCCGAATGTAGCCCGCCAGGTTCGTGATGACCGATACGTTGTTGTCTTCTGTAGCTTGCTGCTTTTCCTTCTCCATCTGCGCGAGCGACTTCATCTGCATAATGCCGCCGACCGAGGTATTCCCCGGAGCATTCGCGCTGGTGATGTTCATTGCAGACACAAGCTAGTCCTTTACTGCGACATCAACACCGATACTCTTGCGTTGTCGCCTTTGATTTCACTGACCTCCGCGACGATGTACTGCCAGGGAAGCAACTCAGTCTTTCCATGAGTTGCTTCGCAGTCGCCTTTCGCCGTGACGGACATGGCGGGAAACCAACTCTTCCCGTTGTTGCTGACCAGGATTTTGGCGACCGCTTCTACCGGCCCATCACCCTCGATAATCAGCTGAATTCCTACTGTGTTGTGGTCCGTGTGGCCGAGCATCATCGAGCCGCTGCGGTCACCTTTTTTCGTCAGCCCAACAGCCAACGTGTGCGCATTCGCCATGTATTTCTCCAAAAGGGGGTGTGTAACCTACTAACGCTATACCACAATACCCACTAACAGTCAAGCGTAAAGGAACTTCGGCTTTTCGACTGTTCGCGCTTGGGAGCGCCCGTAGGTACCGGTTAGCCCCATGCCAGCATGGAGGCAGGCGTACTGGTGCGCGTCGGCGACGTGGGAGTGTTCGTTCTTTTCCGGCTTGTCGTCCACTTCGCCATTCGTCTTGACCTTGTAGCGGTACCCGCCGCGGAGGGCGGCTTTAAGGTGTTGGCAGTAGATCGGGTCAATGATGTGTGCAGGTTTTCCATCGACCATTCGAGTGAGCCAGGCGTCGACAGCGTTGATGCGCCCCGGGATGGCGTTGGTCTTTGCAGGGATGATGCGGAACCCTTCGCTCTTGAAAATGTCAAAGACGCTTTTTTCGTCGGTCTGCGCGCGCTGGGCCCCGGCCGGATCGCCGATCACGATCACCGGCTGGCCAGGGAACCGTAGGGCCAGCACCGGCTTCAGCTTTTCCCGAATGAACCGCAGCGACCCCATCCCATCCGACACGAGATCCTGCAGCGTCAGCAACCGCCCCTGAGGGTCGATCTGACTGATCGTGCAGGCCGGGGTCAGCCCGAAGTCCGCGCCGATTATGAGTGGGTTGGTCGAGCTTCGGAAATACTGGATCGTGTCCTTTGCCACGTGGATATCGGGGTTGAACGCCCGAAACACCGGCTGTCCGGACAGCGATCGGCCGAACTTGGCGTGGACGTAGACGTCGATCCAGTCCTGGCTCTTACCCTCAATCAGATCCTCGTAGTAGTTCGTCGGCAGGAACTTGATCCAATCCGCCTCCGGGCTCAGCCCGCTGGGCTGGAAGAACGTCCGCGCCGTCTTGGGCGGGTTGCTCAGGTACTCTTCCCAGAACGTCTCGGCGTCGGGGGGGTTTGTAGCGCCCCAGATGTGCTTGTTCGGCTTTCCTTCGTCGGTGACGCATCCACATATCGGGTTGCCCTTCTCATCCACACCCCACTCGGGTCGATGCTTGACCATGCTGCCGTCAGGGTACCGGCCCATCCGCGCGCCGAGCGCGTCGAACACAGCCGGCGAGATCTCGCGGAACTCGTCGAGCACTGCGAAGCTGGCTTGCAGGGACAGCAGCCGCCGAACGTCGTTGGCATCGTCCAGCCCGCGCCACAGCACCTCGCACTCCACGTCCTCAAACTTGAGCAGGAATTTGTACTCGGACTTCATGAATGCCCCGGCCAGGCCGTCGGGGAGCCATTTCAAAAAGTCCGGAATCGAGGTGTCGCGCAGCTGCTCTTTCGTGTTACGGATCCAGATACACTTCGAGCGCCGGATACCATCCTCGCACGCCGCCATGCGCTTCGCGTGGTAGAGGATCTTCATGATGGCCGCAGTGGTCTTGGTGGATCCGACCGGGCCGACGACGAGCGAGACAAATGCCTCACACATCAGGAACTCAACGAGCGACTGCGGGGGTTCGTATTTAATGGGGGTCTTGTTCATGTTATCTCGGGGAGCTCAGGTACCGGCTCGCCGCGGAGGAACGCCGGTAGGTTCAGTTCCGGAACCATGCTGGCTTTGATGTCGATGACCTGCTGGGGCGCTTCAGGCTGCTTCTGGTTGAGCACGATCTGGATTCCCGCCCATCCGGTACCGCCGCCCTGGACCGCAGACGGCTTGGGCTCGAGGTCCCCAAGCTTCGCGAACGTCTTGAACACTTCGTGGATCTGGCCCACCGACACGTCGGCCTGCATCGTTCGCCTGAACAGTTCTTTTGCCAGCGCATCGGCCAGCGCGCCGGCCTGGATCTTGAACGTAACCCCGGTCGCGGCGAGCTCGAGTTTCTTTCGCGTGACGGCTTCAATGAATGGCTGGTAGTTCGACAGCCGATCCCACCGTTCCCCGGTGATGCCCCACGCCTCGGCGATTTCCTTGGGGTCGGTCAACCCCTTTGCCATCTCGAGGATCAGCGTCTCATCAATCTCGAAGCCCAACTGGTGGACTGGTACGAGGGCTTCCGGCATGGCGTTACTCGATACATTGGACCATCAGGTCGTACTTGGCGCATTCGATCACGCCGAGCATGGTGTGTGGCGACTCAGGCACACTGGCCCAGTCGGTGAGAACCTGGTCGTCCACCTCGGCGATGACCATGCAGAACTGGACCTTTCCCGCGCGCGCGAGCTCGAGATGGTGCTCGAGCAACTTCACGGTCTCCGTGCATACCATAACCTTGACCTGTTCGTTGATTCGATCAGCCCGCGGGCCAAGGGGTATGACTTTCACGTGGTCTCCACCGCCTTTTCCGGCACAGCACGGTCCATCAGGTACTGCTGCAGGGCGGCACGCACGTGCTCACTCATGGGCATGTCGGTCTTGCGACTGTAAGCAGCCAGGCGCTCGATGAGCGGCTCCGGCAGGTGGAATTGCATCCGTTTCACTCAGGCCTCGTCTTGTGCGTGAAAAAACTCAAGCGGGATCGCGTAGCCCTCGTTGTCATCCGTGATGATGATCGCCGCTGGAATACCCTTGACTTCTTCCTCGCGCCAGCAGCCATGCAGTTTCACAGGCTCGCCGGTGTCGGGGCTGACATCGTCCGCGAACACTTCCTTGAACCCGTCCGGGCAGTCCCCCTGCTTTGGCATGAGGTATATGAAACCCCCGGCGCGGTTACGCGCAGTCAGCACCTTTCCGCTGTCTTGGTGCATTACTTGCCCCGCGGCAAGCGCGGGGATCAGTGTGAGCGCCGCGATCAGGGCGCGCATCTTAGGACCCCGGAGTCGGATCGGTCACCGTCAGGCTCTGCGGCACTTGGACCGTCAGGGTGATTGTCGGAGCAGGAGCGGGAGCAGGAGCCGGCGCGGGGGCAGGAGGTGCAGCCGTGACCACGCTGAACGCCATCGAGACCCCGGGAGCCAGGGCGTTGCCGTTCTGGTCGACCGCCGTGCAGGTGACCGAGTACATGTCGTCCGGCAGGTTATCGAGCTCGAGCGAGGGGTTTTGCACCAACTGGGTGATGGGCGACGCCCCACCGGTGACAACGAATTGGTACCCGCCGAACGTCGTGCCGGCCGGCACGGTCAATTCTTGGGGTTGCACGACTGCGGCTACGACGCGATTGCTGGACATTTCAGTTGCTCCGAACGTGAGGAGTTTTCGAGGGGTGAGGACCCAAATTTTTTGCTTGGGCCCGAACTTGTGGTGGAACCATCGCGCTAGCCAGTGGCACGCGTGTGTGTATAGCTTCATCACGGCTAAGCCTTGTGGGCTGCGGCCTCTACTGCTGCGAAGTCGACCTTCACGGTTTTGGCGGCTGAGGCGACTTCGCCTTCAAGCTTTTTGGCCCCTGCGAGCTTTGCCTCGACAGCTTCCACGTCGAGTTTCACCGTGCTTACGGCTGTGGCGAAGTGGGCCCGAAGGTCCGAAACATCCACGCGAGCGGTCTGCTCGAGGGTGGTGAAGTTCTTCGCGAAGAAGGATTCGAGAGCATCAAGAAAGGCCATTGCCTGTCTCCGGTGATGGGGTCAAGGTGGGGAGCGTGTAGGTATCTTATAACACAATTGGGCCGAATTGTCAAGTAGTTTCTAACGCTGCGTGGTAACGGGTCGAATATTGCCGGTTGAGG